ATACGACATACATTCACACTACATACAAAGACAATAAAGAGAACCTACCCGATAGTTTCTTACATAGTATCTATGAGATGAAACTTAAACGACCAGAGAAGTATCAGCATCAGATTCTCGGTGGGTGGATTAATCAGCAAGATGGTGCAGTCTACACTAATTGGAAAGTAGGGAACTATATAGAACTGAATAAAACTTGCTACGGGCAGGATTTTGGTTTTAGTACAGATTTAACAACCCTTGTAAAAGTCTCTGTGGATGATTTTAAGAGGGAAATATATGTTAAAGAGGTATATGGTAAGGCGGGGATGAGTACGAGCGATATAGCGGCTAAAAACAAACAATACGCTAATCTTGATTTAATCATCTGTGATAACCACGAACCACGACTTATAAAAGAACTAAAAGATGCAGGTGTGAATATACAACCTGCTAAACAAAAGCAAGGGTCAATACTATCTGGTATCGCCCTTGTACAAGACTATGATATTATAGTTGATAGGCAGTCTCACGGGATAATTAGAGAACTGAATAACTACACTTGGAAAGAGAAGGGTACTACTCCGATTGATAAATACAATCACTACCTTGATGCACTCCGCTATGCCGTTATGTTCTTGGCAGACAACAAGAATAAAGGGAACTACGTTGTAAGATAAGACGAGCGTTTAATATAATACCCCTCGTGTTTAATATAATACCCCCCTCGTGTTTAATATGATGGGGTTGCCTTGTGCGTCCCTCCTTGTGTTTAATATGATGCCCTACCCCCTATGTTTAATATGAGGGGGTGCGTTTAATATGAGGGGGGTTGCCCCCCCAGCCCGATTTTCGGCCTTATTTAGACTCATTCTAAATACCCAAATTTTAACACATTTTTTTAGGTTTATATTAAAATAATTTGTAGACGTGTGCGTGTTCATATCATTGACAAAGGTGAAACGATAAAAATTGATATTCTTACAAAAAATTGCGCTTTTTTGTTTTGGTATTAATTTTTTTTATATATTTGAACAGTTAAACAACAAAAACAAAAACGATGAAAAAACAATTAACAATTAACGTAGGGTTAAACGATAACAAGTTTAACCAAAAAACAATTTTAGATTATTTTGATAATCTTTATTACTGGCAAGAATCTTACAAGTTATTAGAGCACACTTTTGAGGTCGGCGAGTGGGAGGGCCAAAAAGAAATTACATTTGTTGGACTGTTTGAGTACGGGTTTAGTAATGCATCAAAGGTGCTAACTGATTTCGAAAAAATAGCCAGCGTAATGAATCAGGATTGCATCGCAATAAAGTGTCAAGGCCTCCAGGCTCTGGCCTACAATATCGGTGCAAAAAATAAAACAAAAGTTTTCGACCAAAAGTACTTTTACAATATTGTTAAACAACCAAAAAACAAAAACAATGAACAGCGAAGCAAAAGAAACCTTAAAACAGCTTAAGAGATACGCAAAAGTTATGCAGCACTCTTATTTATTGAACAATTTAAAGAAATTAGAAAAACAACTTAAAAAGTAAAAACGATGAAAAACTTGAGACAGATTAAAGTAAAATTTTTGGGGCCTACAAGTTACAGAGGGGCGCGTATTAAAATTTATGAGCCACAAAGATACGGACGCCAAAAAAAACAAAGTAAAATTTTCCCTTATTGTTACGAAACTGGCGATATATTAAAACAGGGCTGTAAAATACTTGAAAAAAATAACTTTTTAATCAAAGGTTATGCCAGCGAAATTGATAACTATATTATCTTGTGCGACAACTGGGGCGAACAATACTTAGAAATAAATAATATTAAAAACTAAAAACGATATGAAACTTAAATTAAATTTTTTAGACGCCTATAAAATTAACAAAAGTAAAAAAACGTTTTGCGTTTTTGAGGCTGATGAAAATAATAAGATACAAAAATATATTTTAACCGATAACTTGCACCGCCACTATAAACAGGGTGAAAATAATTTCAGGTTAATTGAAATAATAAAAAACGAAATCAAAATACTATTTATATAAAAATTAGAAACAATGAACACAAAGCAAAAACTAAAATATATTTTAGACGAAATTAAGACAATTGAAAATATCAATGAGCACGTTAAAAACGCAAAAGAAATAAAAATTAAGTACTATAAATTAAGTGAAAAACAACTTAAAGACGTGCCGCCCTCAAAGATATTCCAGCACTCTTTTAGCGGTGAGGTTATCAGGCTGGGTGAACAACTGGAAAAAACAGAGATAATAAATAAGATAATAAAGACAAAGAAAATAAAGTTAACACGCCACAAAAACGCCCCAGAAATAAATACAACTACAATTGTAGGGAGTGAACATAACGAAATTAAGACGCCTTATGTAGTTGAAATTGATAAAAACATAACGCCATACCAAAAACTTATGCACCCAGATAGCTGCAACCTAAAAACGTTTTTAAGTAGACAAAGCATAAACTATCTTAATAACTTATTAATACTAAATTGAAATAAATAACAACTAAAAACAATTTAAAACGATACCCCAAAAGTATCGTTTTTTTTGTCCCTTTATTTTCGTAACTATCTTAAAAAGTATAAATGTATATTTAATGGGTCTAATAAAGCACTTTTAATACATTTTAAGACCACTTCTCGCCCCTTCCTATAGTTAACTATAGATTATTTTTTATCGTCCCTTAAAACGTCTCTAAATACGTTTTTGATATATGCAAACTTTTAACGTAATTTTAATATGAGTGGGGTTGAGTTATTCAATTTAATGATTTCAACGTAAAATGAAGATGGGGTAGGTTGAGTTATTCATTTCTATGAATTCATTAGATATAGATTAGTTAACTCATCAAGTTCAGATTGTACTTCTTTAGGATATGGTTTTGAGTATTGATGTTTAAGGTGGAGTATCCTATCATTAACAAGTCTTTTATATTTACCCCTCCCTATTGTTTTATTTAGTTGTTTAAGTTTCTTTATTGATAATACAGACATAAATTTATATTGTTATTTAGTTACTTGACGCACCTCTTCTATCAAAGGGGATAAAACTAATTAGCCCCAGAAGAGAAACCCTCTATTCAGTAGATTGACTCAAACCCCTATATGGTCAAACTGTCTCTGCTTACCCACTTACAGACTGACTACCCAGTTTAAACTACATCCAATCTTATGTATCGGATGGTAATCTCGATTAGGAAATTACGAGATATGAATTACACATTCACATTATAATACCAAAAAGATAAGTTTTTGTTTTGCTTTTTATAGATATTATTGATAGATATTTCTTATAGTACTATAAAGAAAACTTATAGGAGAACAAAAAGATGATTATTTAGTATTATAGTATAAATAAAGAAAATTATGGTTGAAGTAGAGATTTCATTACCAAAGTCTATTAACGACATCAAGTTAAAGGACTATCAAAGGTATATGAAAGTTTATGAGGCAAACAAGGAAGTAGATGATGCTAATTTCCTTGAGTTAAAGTTGCTTGAAGCGTTCTGTGAAATAGATTTGTTAACGGCTAATCAGATGCCATTTGAGACATTTGATTTTGCTTTAGAGCATATGTCTAATGTGTTTAAGCAGAAGACACCCCTTACAAGGAGATTTAAGATGAAGGGGGCTGATGGGGTAACTGCTGAATTTGGATTTATCCCTAATCTGTCAAAGATGTCTTTAGGGGAGTATGTAGATTTAGACACTTATATCTCTGATATGGATAATATGCATAAGGCAATGGCGGTGTTGTACCGCCCTGTACATAACTCTTGGGAGGGTAAGGAGCATTATCGTATTGCAGAGTATGAAGGGACAGAGAAGTATGCAGAGGTGATGAAGGAGATGCCATTAGGTATTGCATTAGGTGCTATGGTTTTTTTTTATCGTTTAGGGATGAAATTATCGAAGCATATGATGGACTATTCTCTTCAAATGCTGGAGACACAGGAGTTATCGGAGGAGCAGAGGCAGCGTTTGCAGAAAGATATGGATGGTATCAAAGCCTCTATGCACTTGCTGGAGGGGATGCCCTTCGACTTGGAAGCGTTACCAATTTACAGATACACGAGGCGTTAACTTGGTTGCAGTTTGAGAAAGAGAAGAATAAATTAGAATCGGATAGGATTAAAAAAGCATATAGAAAATGAGGCAAGTATATAATGTATTAGATGCTATAAAAGACCACCTTGAGGCAGACGTGAATGTTAATCACGTTAGTTTTGGTGATTTTAGGGATGTGGATATTGACAAGACAACAATATTCCCTGTATCACACTTTTGGATGAATAAAGCATCTATGGAGGGTCAGACTATTCGGTTCACTATTGACCTTATGTGTCTTGATGTGGTAGACCAGACAAAAGAATATGAAAACTCATTCTACGGGTCAACTAACTTACAAGATGTACTTAATACACAGTTACAAGTTGTTAATGGACTGATTGAATCAGTAAGGGGGAATAGAGGTGCATTGGCAGAGCAGCAGTATGTCTTGGTTAACAATCCAGAGGCAGAGATGTTGTATGAGGAATTTGAGAATAAGTTAGCAGGTTGGGGAATATCTTTTGTTATAGATGTCCCTAATGATATTAGTTCTTGTTAATGGACTTTAGGGGTATAAGTAACATATTAGAGAGATATGGTAGGCAAATAACCGAATCCATACAAACTCGGTTAAAACAAGATGGCACTTATGCCACAGGGAAAAGTTCCAGTTCTGTTGCCTATGAGGTAAGAGACACAACTTTAGACATCTCTTTTGACAAGTCTGTACAGGCAATAAGTGAAGGGACAAAAAGAACAAGACCATCTACTACTGCGATTATGGAGTGGATGGATGCTAAAGGAATTAGAGGTAGGGATAAGAAGACTGGTCGATTTGTAAATAAAAAGAAATCTGCTTATGCAATAGCAACCTCTATATTTTTGAATGGGACTATTAAAAGGTTCGGATATAAAGGAACAGGGGTTTTAGATTTTGCTTTTAGCGATACAATACAAACACAATTATTAGACGAATTAGCAGTTGAATTTGTCAAAGAAGCATCGGATGAATTATTAAACACATTAAGAAAAAATGGCTTTACCATCGAATAAAATATTTTTACGCTCTCCTTATTGGATTAGTAAATCAAGGACTAACCTTGCTTATATAACTGTTGACCTATATGTCTGGACAGGAGACTTAACTTTAGACATCCCTACCAATCCAAGTATACAGTTGCGTTCAACTGCATTTGATGATTATGCATCTATTGACATAGCAGAATTTGCAAGGGATTTGGTTGAGGTTGTATTTAGTGGGACACAAGAAAGTAATGCGGTATGGGTGCAATATCAAATAACCTATGTAGACAACGATGAGACTACGGGTACAGATGCTGTGGTTCAATTAACAGGGTTAGATGGCTTTAGTTATTTTGAGGACGGGATTAACTATCAACACTCTGATAATGTTCTTATGGGCCAAGAAACTATTAGGACAAGTCAAGATAATTCAGTTAAAATACCCGTTCTACAAGATATTTTAACGGGTTATGAATTACAGACTTATTCTGGCGGGACTTATACATCTTTTGTGACTGTTACTGGACTTACCCCTGTTGAAGACACAAGTAGTGTGGTTAGATATATTGTTTCTGCATCTGGTTCGACATATGCAGATAGAGTTAAGTTTAATTTCTCCTCTGGCCCATCAGAATATGTTTACATAGAATACGAAGATTGTACACGCTACGGGGTGCAAGAACTATTCTTTGTTAATCGCTACGGCGCGATGCAAGAAGTTAACACATTCGGTAGATTTGACGTATCGTTAAGCACAGAAGATGAAAAGTATAAGAGAAACCTACTTACCAATGGTTCTTATAGCACTACAAGACATCAGAACACCATTTTGATGAAGAATGGCAAGATTAATATGACCTTAAACACAGGGTGGTATTTAGAGGAGGATAATGACATATTCATCGAGATGATGTTAAGTGAGCAGATATGGATTAG